TCTGAAGGGTCGTGATGATGACATTTCCCGACGAGTTCAACTGCACGACATCGCCGTTATACATGGCAGTGCCGTAGTTGTTCCCAATCGCGATCTGTCGAGTAGCACCCGCAAACGGAAGGCCGCCAACCAAGTTGACCGGCTTAAGTCCGTAAGGGGCATCAACAGTGGGGTAAGCCATTTGATACTCCTAAAAGATGAATTTATTTACCGCCACGCCCGAACGAAGTGGTCGTACGCTTCTCATTGAAGAGCGGCATACGGGCGTCGTTCTGGCGCATAAAGTTGTTGTCAACGGCGTCCATCTGAGCTGCAGCCTGCTTGAGATAGAAATTATCTCGCTGCTTCATCATCTCTTCAGGGGCCTTGCACAACAACAGCCCGCCGATCTCGACATTTCCCTTGAAGCGGGAGTTCGGATCAGCCTGTAACATCAGCTCCGGGTGGTCTTCGGCCTTGCAAGGCTCCCAACCTTCACGGAACTTGGAGGACGTATTCGTTGGGTCTGCTGTGCCCATCAAACTGGTCCGGATCCACCTGAATACCCAGCCCGGCTGTTCCTTGGGTGAAGGAAGAACCTGTGGGGGTGCCCAAGCGAGTTTGCGCAGCCCGGATTCTCGGTTTTCGAGTTCACGAGTAAGTCTGTTCTCAGCCATTGTTATTCTCCAATTTCATGATTTCACGTGCGTACTGTTCATTGCTAATGCCAAGCTTCTTGGCAAGCGCAACTTGAGTCGGTGTCAGGCGGACCTGACGCGGCGCGGTTCCCCGCGTTACTGGAGCCACTACATTGGCTTGCTTTGTGCGAACAGGCTTTTCTTCCTGCTTCGTTTGAGTAGGCTCTTCCTCGTCAAAGTAGTCAGGGAAGCGCTTCCTCATTGTCGAGTCAATTTGTAAGTAGTAATCATCACTACGCAGATCAACACCGGACCTTTCAAGTTTCGCATGCAAGCCTAGGGCGAGGGCGGTCATCTCCTCGTCTACACCAAACCAAGAGTTCTTTTGCTTCCACGCCTCGGCTTTGGGGTCCAGCGTGGGGGCATTGGGAACCTGTGGTGCCTGTGCTTGTTTAGTTTGTTGTACACCCAATTCTGGGTTTTGTAAAGAGGGCTGGAAGCGCTCGTACTCCTTAAGGCGGAGCTTGGCATCGGTCAGGGCTTCCTGTGCATCGGTGATTTTTTCAGAGTCCCCGGAGTCATATGCCTGCTTCAGGCGGTCCTTGGCAGTGTTGAGGTCATTAGTAGCAGCCTTGGTAACCTCTTGGATGTAGGCTTTTTCGCCCGTCCCAAGACGCTGTTTCAGACGACGGTTCTCTTCCATCTGGGCCTGAGCAAACTTAAGAGCTTCGTCTTTTTCACGGGAAACGGCCTCTTTAGCACGACGCTCGTCGTGCCAGACCTTCTTCATCTGCCCAAGGCGCTTCTTGACCTTTTCGGAGTACTCCTCAAGATCGTCCTTGTCGAGCTCGTCCACGATCTCCTTCGGGAGAGGCTTACGGCCCCTATCCTCTGGCGGGGTATCGTCCTCGATCTTGACCTCAAACTCGGGTTCTGCTTCTGCCTTATCGGCAGGGATCTCGTCGGGAAACTTAAATTCTTCTTGTTGCATAAAAACAACTCCTTATGCGCGACGGATGCCACGGGGGTCTTGGACCACCGCTTCCACCGTGTCGTCGTTGATGATGCGGAACTCACGTCCGTGGATGACCACGCGGGTGCCGGAATAGGGTCGTGTCAGCACGAAGTCCCCCTCCTTGCACCACGGCCCGGTCGGGAACCGATCCTTGTCGGCGTAGCAAAGGTCACCCATCTTGACGATGAACAGGACGACGGTCGTCTGCTCTTCGGTCTTCTTGGTGTCCTCAGCCTTGATCAGTCCCCCTTCATACTCCTCCTCCACCTGCGGCACTGCGCAGAGGATTCGGTACCCTTTCGGCTCAGGGAGAAGCTTTGCCTTCTCTACTTGCTCTTTAGTCGCTTCAATATCAATGTTGCTCATCATCGCGCTCCAAGCGTTTTGCAAGGTCTTTGATGTGATTCTTTGCGAGTTCAAGACCCTGTAAAGCCCCGCAAAGTCGTTTGTATTCGCCCTCGTCCAGTTTGCCCTGCACAACGGCTTCAACGATCAAGATGCGCTCTTCTTGGAGTTTTGCGTCCAAGTATTCCAGAGCGTTGGAATAACTCATTTAACTCTCCTTTTTTACGCCCCTCGGCTGGTTTGCGGCACGTGATGCCGAATCTCTAGTTTTTGCGATATCGATGCCCATACGCATCCCCGCCTCCTGCTGCTTGGCAGACAAGCTGGTCTTATGCTTCTGGATATCCACACCGAGTCGCGCAGCGTCAACCTGCGTACGGTTAGTGATTTCTTGTTTACGCAGTTCAAGTTCGTCGGCCTTGGTAGCCGCCATGATCTGCATTTCTTGCTGCTTGCGCTGCAGTTCGGCCTGCTTAAGCTGCACATCGGCCTGCATCTGCTGCTGTTTGATCTGAAGCTCCTGAGCACGAAGCTGGAGTTCCTGCTGCTGCATCTGAATAACAGGGTCTTGCTGTTGCTGCTGGGCCTGTTGAGCTTGCGCTTCTGCAATGTCTTTTTGAAGCAGTTTGGCGGCAGCGATGGACGAAAGGCGCGACACTTGTACTTCTGCTTCTTCAGGCAGGTAATTTTCGTCCTTGTCCTTATCCGGAGCAGGGGGCAATGCAGCACCAAGCTGTTTCTCAATCTCCTTGCGATACTGAAACGCAATGTGCTCCATCAAGTGCGCCTGAGCAGCGCCCATGAGTTGCTGCGCCATAGGGTTTTGCCCCACGATCTGCATGATCTTTGGATCTTGCATAGCCGACATATGAACTTGGATATGTGCCTCGTGATCCTGATACAAGAACGCTTTGACAGGTTTACCCGTCAAGATATTCATGTTCTCGGTGACAGGGTCTACGGGTTTGGCATCGTCCGGCAGCGGGATGATCTTGTCGGCGTTCTTGACCCCAAGGGTCTCGATCATCTGCCTGTGAAGATGCGGCAAGTCATATATCTGCGGGGCGGTCTGCGAGAGCTGCAGCACGGCTTGGTACTGCACAATCTTCTGCGACATCGTGGCCGCGTTCGGGTCCGAGACCGGGATGACATCCACGTCATCGTAGTCGGCCTTCTTGGCCTTGCGGCTGCCCACCTCGGGCTCGTACGAATACTCATCCGGGGTGTTGTCACGGATGATGCCCGCGAGGAGCTTGAACTCCTGCTTCATCGTGTAATAGATGCGGGCCTGCACCGCGCTCATCACTTTGAGAACACGCTCAAGGATGGCAAGCGTCGTACCGACCGGGGCCTGCGAAGACATGTCGCTGACCTTGAGGTCCGACACCGCAGCGAAGCGGCGTCCTTCCTCGACAATCCGGTCCATGAGGAGGGAGAGCGTCTGGCTTGGCTCCTTGTACGGCAGGGGCAAAATGTTGTCGCGGATCGCACCCGAAGGCACGTCTACGTCACGGAACTCTCCGGGAGCAATGGGGGTGTCGTCGCCCTTGATACGCAGGCCACGTGACTTGAGACCACCCGGAAGATTGCTGAGAGTTCCAGCATCGACAAGCTGGCGCAGGAGCGAGGTGGCTGCCTTAGAGTGGCCGCCGATGAGATGAATAAGTCCAAAATAGTAGAAGCCAAAGCCGGGGATGTACCCGTAATGCACAAAGTGCTGCCGCTTCTCCTTGAGTTTGTCATCTTCTCGCCAGTTGCGCCGAATCGCCAAGATCGTCCCGGTGCCCTTCTCGATGGTCACTACATAAGGAAGAGCGAGCCCGGTCTCGTTGTTGTCCTTATCGACGTCGGGATAGCCCGGCAGTTCGATGTTGACGTGCATCTCAAGAAGCTGGAACCGGTCGTCCATCGACGCCGAAAAGCCTTGATCCTCTGCCTTCTGCTTCTCAACCTCGTCCATCGTGCGGATCGGGTCACCAAGGTCGATGTCCCGGTAGAACCCCGCATACTGGAGCTTGCGCAGCTCGTTCTTGGTCTTACGCATCCGGTGCGTGACACGCTCAGATGACTCAAGGTTCGGCGCACCGTAGGGGACGATGATGTCCTCAGCCGGGATAAAGACCGCAGTCTGACGGTTGAGCGAGGGATCGAAGTACATCTTCTTGAAGGCGTTACCCGACAGGGCAAGCGAGAGGAGCAGGCGCTCATGCTCCGGGCGGTACTCCTTCATAACCTCGGTCAACTGATAGTTCATGTCGTCCGCCACGCGAATGGCGGCGTCCTTCTTCTCCGGGGTCTCCTTACCTACGATCTTGGTCTTGACCGGCCCGGCAGCGGGGAAGGTCTCCATGATGGTCTCAGACTGGAACTTGACCGCCGACTCCATTAGGAGGGGGTGGAACACGCCACACGCACCCGGCCACGGCTCCGTACGCTCCTCGTACTTGATGCCAAGAATCTTCAGGCCCTTAATATATGTGTCGAGCCAGTCCTTGCGGCTAGAGAGGTCCTGCTCAAAGCTTCCAATAAGATCGCCCGCAAGACTCTGCAGGTCGTTCTCGTTCATGTAGTCGGCAAGGTTTGCGTCGAACTGTTCAGCGCGGGGCTCTTCTTTCATGAGCTCGATGACAGCACCGTCGATGCCGATAGTCACTGCCTCCGGGTCCACAATCTCAATCTGCAGGTCGGGCTCAGAGGACAGGGCGTCAAGCCCCATCGGAGCTTCGTACAAACCTTTATCAATAGCCATCTAAAATCTCCTAGTAATACGCTTCGCGTCTGTGGCTCTTGAACCACTTGGTCGGCTCGGGCTCATCTGTCGGCAGGCGTATGAACCCGCCTTGCCTGAACCTCAAGAGTGCCAAAGTCGTCGCGTCCACCAAGTCATCATGTGTGCCGGATGGGAAGTCGTTGCACTCCTCGACCACCTCCCAAGCCCAGCGCCTGTCTGGTACCCAGACTATACCTGAAGAAAAAAGGTCAGATACGGCGTTTACTCTGCTTATCTTGTCCTGACCCTTGCCCGGCGTGAACTCGCTGAGGGGCACCCCCATCCGACGCATCTCCTGATAGAGCGCCGCACCGTTCGATTTCTTCTCGACGATGAAGGAGTCCGGCTGCCAGTCCTTGTACTCCTCCAGCACCCGCTGCTTGAGCTCGGGGAACTCAAGGCGCTCCTTGACGGCGTTCAGCAGGATGATGTTGTAGTTGTTGGTCTCCTCGTTGAAGAAGACGCCCCAAGTCAGGAGGGCATTAAAGTCCGACCGGTTGGTCTTCTCCTGCGCGGCGTCAAGCGACATTATTATGTGCTCGCACTGTGGCGGGGTCTCCTTGTCCCAGACCTGCCACCACTCCCGCTTGATGAGGGCACCTTCCTCCGATGTCGGCTGCTGCATGTACTGGGCCTGCCAGTACCGCACGTCCATCGAGGCTTTCTTGCCCATCAACTCGTCAATGCCCCAGAACTCAGGCCAGAGCGGCTTGTCGTTCAGGATCGCCGGGAACTCGACCACTTCCCACTGATCAGTACCCTCTTCGCGGGTCATGTGGTCCACGATCTTGCCTGTCAGGTCGGATTTACTCCAACGAGTCATCACCACGATGATCGAGCCACCCGGCATCAGTCGCTGGACTGGACCGGACTGAAACCACTCCCATGCTGGCTCAAATACATCTGCTCGACCTTGCTTAGCATCCTGTTCAGAATGAGGGTCGTCAATAATAAAGAGATCGGCACCACGGCCAGCAAGAGCGCCACCAACGCCAATAGCGAAGTACTCGCCATTAAAATTCGTACCCCAACGAGACGCAGACTTACTGTCCGCTTGAAGCTCAACCTGCGGGAAAATGTCACGGTAAGACTCCGAACCGACCAAGTTACGCACCCGACGACCGAAGTTCACTGCCAAATCGGCAGTGTGGGACGCCATGATGACCTTCTTCTGCGGGTTTTTGCCTAGGAACCAAGCAGGTGCTAGGTACGAGATCATCTCCGACTTGCCGTGACGCGGGGCGATGTTGACGATGACTCTTCTCTTTTTGCCTGCCTCTATGTCCTCGAATATCTTGGCCAGTTTGTGGTGGTGCGGACCCACTTTGTAGCCCGGATACACGTGCTGGATGAAGTCTAGGAACGAATCCTTGCCCAATTTCTGCGTGATCTGGGTCTGATACTGCTTCAAGAGCTCCGCAACACGCCGTTTTTCCTTCTCCGGCATCGTCGGCAGGGCGCTTTTCAGCTTTTCGAGGTTTTTAGGCGTCAGTTGCAGCACTTTTCTCGCCTACAACCCGGTACTCAATGCCATCAAGCACCGACATGAGCTCCTTCTCGACCTCCTCGATGGGCTTTATCTGCACGGTCATCTCAGTACGCCGCTTAAACGCATCAACTCCGTCTACTTCGCCGAGCTTTGTGAGCGCTGCAATGCGCTCTTTGCCGCTAGTGGCGTGCTCTACCTCGTATACAAGCTTGTTTATGACGTAATTTTTGAGCTCTGACAGCTCATCGACAAGCGAGCAGTTGCTCTGCTGTATAAGCCCAGCCAAATACGCCATCGTTTCATTGGGGTACTTGCTGAATTCAATGCGCTTCTTGGGATCGTCCATCATCTGACGAGCAAGCTCTTTGGCTTCGTCTACATTTTCCTGCGATGGGACGAGGGGCTTACCCGTCAAGTCTGATATCAGCTTGATGGTTCGCGCACGCATCTCTATTTCTTGTTCACGAGACAGATCAGGCAGCGCCTCAGCCGCATTAGTTGGTAGCGGTATGGCTTCGTCGATCAGGGGGACAAGTATCGGTGCATCCATATTTTACGCAATATATAGGAAAACTTGGCATGGTACCAAATTTGGTACCGGGGGGTGTTTATATATACAGGGGGTGGGGGTCAAGTTGGCAAAAAACGGACGTTGTTTGTGTGGAACTGAATGTATAGAGGTCGGTGACAGGAGGTAAACGATAAGCGGCCTATACCCCCACCGTGGGGTCTTGGTATGCCAATTTTCACGATTCGATTTGGGCTTGCGCCAGTCGCCACGAAATTACGGGATGGGGTCAAGTGCTTGCGTTGCGCCGCGCAGCGCGGCTTCGCTAGTTGATATTACCACCTACCCTGTGCTATACTAGCATCGTCGATTGGGATTCCATTCGATGCGCGCCGCACGCTCTGCGGCTCCTGACACTGTCAGGATTTCATGAGGTACATGCTATGTCGAAGTTCAATCTGTCCGCTGCTGTTCAGGCTCAACTGGATGCGGTCGCCTCTGCTGCTGCGGATGCGTTCGTCGCTGATAAGGTTAGTTGGGAGCCGGTCGCGTTTGCGTTCGGTCAGGCTGTAGAAGAGGCCGATATCCCCACGATTAAGAACGGCGAAGGTGTGATAGTCGGGGCTGATTGGGAATCGGAAGGCGGCAAGGCTGTAGTCGCCTACATCTCGCCTAAAATCCTGACGGCTCTTTCTAAAAATAAGTACTACGATGTTGCGGTTCATCGTGTCGGTTCGGGTGATGAGTATCTGCCAGTCGATGAAGCGCATCCTGCGAATTACACCATTACGGGCGCGTTTGCGGTAACTGCTAATTTGAACGATTTGGCCTCGGTTAAAGAACGGCCAAACGGCATGAAGGCATGGCTGCGAGGTGGCGTTATTGGTGAGCGACCTGACGGTGACGCTAAAGGGCTGCGCGATAAGATAAACAACAACAAGGATCAAGTCGTGCGGCGTCTCCGAAACAAGGAAAATGAGCGGCGTCAGGCTCCGACTAAAAAGGATTTCGTCGATAAACTGCTCGACTTGTATAAGGGGCTGAAAGGGGCGCGGGATAAGTACGAGGAAGCCGGTAATGTCTGCGCTAATGATGCGGAGTTCAAAACACTTTGCATGGAATTGGCAGACAAGGCGTTGAAGCGTCAGCCGAAAAAGTCGGCGAAGTAACTAACGAGGGGGGGCGGCGCGAGCCGCTCCCCTTTCTCACGCCCCATCGGGTTCTGCCCGGTGGGGCTTTTTTGTGCCCGGTCGCCACGCGAGACCAGTTCTAACGAAGCCAGTTTTATTGAGACCAGTTCTACGGAGACCAGTTCCTACGCCAAGGGGCGAGGCGTAAGGCCAAGGCCAATGGTCAAGGCCAAGGCTAATGGCTGAAGCATTGTTTATACCATGCTGACACTGCTCTAAAACAACTCCCACAATCCCTCCTGACATTGTCAGGACAATGTTTATACCATACGAGTACTGACAGGGCTCTAAGCAATTACGGCGTGAGAATCGGTTTGCTTAAAGTATGAATTCTTTGAAGTTTGAGACTTTTCGAGACCGAAACTTATATTATAGCGGTTGTAATAAAGAACAAAACCCCGTTTTTTGGCCTATTTGTACTCACACATAACTGAACACCGTACAAACTAAGTCTTTGAATGTAAAAGCGAAATTGGCATTTTGTACGCTTGTACGCTTGTACGGTCACTTTGGGCGAAAACCCCTGCATTTGACAAGTTTCGCAAGTGCAAAAAATTTCCGCAAAAATTAGATTTTACCCGCCGCCCTCTATATTCCCAAAATCACGGAACAAGCGAACATTTACTACTTCTTCTTCTTCTTCTTAAATATATTATATATAAAAATCAATAACTTACATATTCTAAAGTTCAATCAAACTGACCTTATCCTGTTCTATTTAACAACTTCAAAATACCGTACAAACGGAACAAGATATTACCACTTTCCACTTTATCCCATTACATTCAAGCACTTAGCGTGTACGGTGCTGAAAAACCGCACATTTCCTGACATTGTCAGGACATTGTTTATACCACGCTGAAACTCTTCCCATACTCAATTAAAACTTCGCTACACCCAAGCAAATTATTTTGCTTCCCGCCTTGACATGAGAGTTCAGTTAGGTTATAATATAGTCTATAGTGAAAGAAGCGCGAAGCAAGACCAAAGCCGACCGACCCCCACCCAACCAACCTAATCCACCCAATCCTGACATTGTCAGGACACACAGCGAGGAGGCCGATATGAGTTGTTTCTGTAGAGTTTGCGTTACCCACGGCATGTTCACCCCAGTCGAGCCACGCAGACACAAGGCGGGATTTGATACCTGCCTACCCTGCGGGGAGCGCGAGGCACGACAGGTCAAGCACACGATAGTGCCGATGCACAAGTCGAACTACATGGTCGTGTCGGATAAGACACTACTTGCCCAAATCACCCGCCCCGGTCGGGGCAGCAGTCACTAGGAGAACAAGGCATGAGCAAGACAAGAGACGAGGAATGGTTCCACGACGATCAGGCTCGCTGGTGGGACGACCAGAAGCGTGACGAGGACGAGTTACGGCAGATGCGCGAGGAGCAGATACGCGACGAGATAGAGACCGAGGTGGTCAAAGCGTTCGCGGAGGAGTTCCTGCCCACTTACGAGGACAAACTTAAACGGATAGCCGCTGCCGTTTACAAGCAAGGGTTCATGCACGGGTTCGCGGCTGCACTACTAGGTGCAGGTGCGTTCATTTTTATTCGCTAGCCTGTTGACATGAGAGTTCAGTTAAGTTATAATATAGTTACAGTGATTAATTTTTTCGAGGCTTGGCCAACAAAATCCTGACATTGTCAGGACAACTACTAGGAGAACTATGTCATGGAAATCTTGAAGAAACCCGAACACATCACATCGTTGGCGACGAGCGGCATCTTGCTACGCGCCAAGGTCAAGGTCTGGACTGCGACCAAGCAGGATAGAGATATCAGCGACGAGGTGACATCCAACAAGAAGGCCGCACGCAACGCGGGGCGGTACACCAAGCAACTCTTTGCTGATGTGCAGGAACTGCGCGTACTCCTGAACGACCGGCAGACTTGGTACAACTTTATACAGCGCGTGACTTACCCATGGGACGGTGAGTGGGGCTACCTGCCTACATCGCGCATCCCGCAGGTCATGGCCGAGATTAACCAACGCAAGGCTAAGTCGATGGAGTTACTGGAGAACTTCATCAACGCCATGCCCGCAGCGGTATCCAACGAGGCGTTCGTGCAGGGTGACATGTTTAACCGAGACGATTACCCGACTCCTGACGAGGTCAGGAGCAAGTTTCGCATCATCGTGCAGACCATGAACATCCCCGAGGGTGACTACCGAGTGACCATCGCCGATGACCTTGCCGAGGACTTGAAGCGCAACTTTGAGGCGCAGACACGCGACATCATCAAGGACATCCACGACAAGCAGAACGACCAATTGGTCAAGGTATTGCAGTCGTTCTCACACTGCTGTGATAGCGAGACGGTCATGGAGGATGGCGAGGTCAAGGTCAAGCGCAGGAAGATGTACGAGTCAACCCTGACCGATGCATTGGAACTTTGCGACACATTCGCTGACTTCAATCTGAACAACGACCCGCGTTTGGAGGAAGCGCGGCGTGACCTGTTGCGTGTACTGGACGGAGTGACCATCGACCAACTGCGTAACAACGACACCAAGCGCATCGTGGTCAAGGAAGGCGTGGACGACATCCTCGCCAAGTTTGGACTGTAATTTTAATCTAGGAGATTTATGTCATGGCTACTAACACGATTGATTTCAACAACCCCATCACCCTTGCTCAGGCTCGTGTGGCTATACGCACATTGGGTACCACCAATACAGCCATCATCAAAGGCGAACCGGGGTGCGGCAAGTCAACGCTCTTGAAGATGCTCAAGGAGGACATGGGCGACGGGTACGACTACATCTATGTGGACTGCCCGGTCAAGGACATTGGCGACACCGTTATGAGTGTTCCTGACAATGACAGGACTCGACTGACTCAGGTCGTATCTGACTTGTTCATGCTCGACAGCCCGAAGCCGAAGGTCATCATGCTCGACGAGTTCATGAAGACACCGAAACTTCTACAGACCATGTGGACTCGACTGATGCTTGAACGGACAGTGGGTGACCATGTGCTGCCCGAGGGTTCGGTTGTCTTTGCGACAAGCAACAATGCGTCGGACGGTGTAGGCGACAGCATGCTCGCACACGCAGGCAATCGTGTGACCATCTATAACTTGCGTAAGTCTAACGCAGCCGAGTGGAACGCTTGGGCGACGGAGAACGACATCGCCCCCGAGATTCGTGCTTGCGTGGCTATGAACCCGCGCATGATGGCGAGTTACTTGGACGGCGGACAGGACGACAACCCAGTGATATTCAACCCCGCCAGAAAATCCCTGTCGTTCGTGACGGGTCGGTCGCTTGCCAAGTGTGACCCCATCGTGCGTAACAGACATGTGTTGGGTGATGTACTGACCAAGGCATCGCTTGCAGGGACTATCGGCGCAGCCGCAGCCGAGTTGATGAGTGCGTTCTTGTCGCTCGCTAACGAGTTGGTATCGGTCAAGGATGTTATCGCTGACCCTGACAATGTCAGGATGCCTGAGAAACCCGCCGCGCTGTTCATGATGATGTTCAATGCAATCGACACCATCGAGACGCAGGACGAGTTGGCATCGTTCATGAAGTTCTTGAACCGCATCAAGTCTAGCGAGGTTCAGTCTGTGTTCTTCACGATGGCGATGCAGTCCAAGCGCGTCGGCAAGTTGGCAGTGAGGAACGAGCAGATTAAGGACTGGGCGAAGAACAACTACGAGTTGCTTATCTAATCATCATCTAGGAGGCATGTCATGAACGCAGCAGTACAAACCATGGACGCTGAGTTGAAGTTGAAGAAGGCGCACATCCGATTGATGCGTCACCCTGAGACTTGTCTTTACTCAGGCATCATCCTGCTAGGCGATACGCAGGTGGTGGACGAGGACGACGAGGTACCAACGGCGTGTACCGATGGTATCAATACATATTACGGTCGAGGGTTCTTGAACGGGCTGACCGTCGAGGAAACAGCAGCATTGGTGCTGCATGAGAACCTGCACAAGTTGCTCAAGCACATCGCACGGCACAAGGACTTGAACGAGAAAGACCCGATGCTTGCGAATGTGGCGATGGACTTTGTGGTCAACGACATCATCATGAATCTCAAGGACAAGACGCTGTGTACCTTGCCGCATGGTGGTCTGTATGACCCGATGTTTCACGACTGGTCGGTGCGTCAAGTGTTCGACTACCTGTGGAAGGAGAAAGAGCAGAACCGTGGAGGCGGCAGCGGCGGTGCTACGCAGAACAACGGTAAGCCTAACGGACCACAGAAGCGCGGCGAACCGCTGGACAAGCATGACTACAAGGGCAAGCAGGGGAAGGACGGCAAGGGTGGTGGCGAGTTGACACCCGAGCAGCAGCGCGAGTTGGAGCGCAAGATTAACGAGGGCTTGCAGCAGGGTGGCATCCTTGCGGGGAAGTTTGGCGTGGACATACCTCGCACCATCAAGCAGGAGATGGAGCCGGAGATTGCGTGGGAGGATGTACTCGATGACTTCTGGTCGGGGATTATGCGGGGCATGGACGAGTTCACATGGTCGAGACTCAACCGTCGCCGTCTGGCAGATGACTTGTACTTGCCATCGTCTTACTCCGAAACGGTAGGTCAGATGGTGTTCGCCATCGACACATCAGGCAGCATCGACAACGCAGCGATTAGCCGCGTCGCAGCCCGTATCAGCAACCTGTGTGAGTTGTACCCGCCAGAGTCGGTCATCGTGCTGTGGTGGGACACTAGGGTTCACGCCGAGCAGCGGTTCGAGAGTACTGATTACAGCAACATCGCAAAGTTGTTGAAGCCGGTCGGCGGAGGCGGCACGCGAGTCAGTTGTGTGAGTGAGTACATGAACAAGCAAAACATCAACCCTGACGGTGTGATTGTCTTCACCGATGGGCATGTCGAGCATGATGTCAAGTGGGAGGTGCCGTGTCCGACGCTGTGGTTGGTAACGAGCAGCAAGGCTTTCAACCCGCCCCATGGGCGCAAAGTGATGGTTAAGCAATAACTAGGAGGTATATGTCATGGCTAAGAAGATTAAAGAACAAGTCGATTTGAGCGATATGTTTTACGACGGCGTACATGATGATGCGTCAAAGGCAAAAGTGATGCGCTCTCCGTTGTGGCCTCTGGCTGTAGCGGTGTATGCGTACTTCAAACCGTTGCGGCTTGGCCCCGTTTGCCATTCGGGTATTGATGGGGAGTTGTTTCATTTCCTGACAGAGTCAGGACTGCCCGTGGTGTGTTTGAACCGGGGGACTGACGGCGATATAAGAGTCATGACCGCTGACCGAGGCGTTCATGGATGGGCGGTTGACAAGACGCTGCCGTACACGAGTGTTCTTAAATCCAACAACATCCGATATGTCATAGCCAAGTTGAAGCCTAACGCACACCACGATGCCAAGGATTGCCTCCATCGCGCCATTGAAAAAGCGAGGGTGGCGATGTCCGAGTTTATGTCTAAGGCGTTGGATGATGTGGTAGATAACTTGGCTAACAGTCGCATGAGCAAGCCGCAGGTAGAGATGCCTAGTCATTTACCCGCTGTTCTTATGAGGATTGTCATAGAGGGCAAGTCCAAGGACAGTATTGCCCCGAGTCAATTACGCGAATTGACTACTGCTTATTCTGATTACATGGCAATGAACGACAGGTTTGAAGCAGCAGTCAACCGTGGTGCGGACATGTTCAACGGCGACAAGTGGGTGGCTATGAATCGTGTA